AGTTTAACTTTTACTGAACCCGAAGAAGTATCTACCGAGGGTAATTCCGTAACGCCTGCTTGTGATGCTGTCATTGGTTGAGACACCACATCTGCACCCGCTGCAGTGTCTTGTTGAAAATTTGGATCAAGTAAGTCACTGTGTTTTATTTTAGGTTCAGGGTCTTTATCTCCCTTGATCTTTTTTAAATATTCTTTAACAGTCATATTAGATTGTTCAGCTGCTTTCTTTATTTGATCGTCAGTATATGAAACATCCTTGTAAGTATACATATTTTATTTTATTTTAATTGTTAAAAAATTGGTAAATCACCAGTCTCACTAAAGTCAAATATTTTATCAACTACACTATCTATATTTTCAGAAACCTCTAAACTTTTATTGCCTCTAAAATTAAACAAGGTTCTAGCTAAGTTTTTAACTTGAGATTTATCAGAAAGATCAAACTTTTTCATTTTTTTGTTTCCAGTACCTTTATCTGTCATAGAGAACTCAAGAATTTTAGTTTCTTCATCGTAGTTTCTATCAGCAACTCCACTAGCATCTGGACCGCCAATGTTTGTTAAGTAAGATATAGGATCTTCTAAAAGATCGCTAACAGCTCTTTCAGCGGCATTCATCTTAAAGTCTGTATCTTCTTCTTCTTCTTCTTCCTCTTGTTCCTCAACTTCTACAGCTGTAGGTTTTCCAATGTTCTTAGTGTATATTGGATCATTAACTTTAAGGTTAGGTATACCTAAGTTTTTTACATCATCTGGTGTTGCTAATCTCTTAGTACCTAGAGACTCTAAATTTTTATGTACCATTTGACCCACGAGAAAAGACTCTCTTAAAGCCTCTGGAACTGATTCATACATTGCTGCAGTTTCTTTATCCCATTTTAATCGACCAGTAATAAACTGTTTCTGTTGCTTTATAGGGTAAGACATTATTCCTTTAGCGTGCGATTTAATTAAATCCATATACGCTACGTTGTCTTCAATAGCAGCGTTGTTTATAACCTGCTCTTTATACTGAAAACCACCAACGGTTCTAGTAGTTATGTTTGGGTAAACAAATCCTTTTGTTAGTTGGTTTTTGTTGTCAAATATATTAGACTCTTGAAGTGTTTTATTTCTGTCGCTTTCAGCTGGTATAGGTTCAAAAAACGACCCATCCCACTTAGATAAATCACGCTCAAATTTAACGTTAACATACCCATCAGATTCCTTGTATTCATCAAGTAAACCAGCTTCTTTAAATTTATTATATACATCGCTGCCAACTTTTATACGTGAATTAACTTTAAGTATGTTTGAGTTACTATCATTGGCAGATACATTTACACTACTCTCAATACCAGGTGTTTTCTTGCCGTTTATCGCCATTACGCCTACTAAGTTAGATATTTCATCCCCAAAGCTAGGCGCTTGACCTGAAACTATTTGATCTACAGTCAGCTTATTAAACTCCTCTGCTCCAGCAGAAATGTTGTTCATCTGATCTTTAGTATTAGTCATATACGATTGAAAATCACTAATAGATTTTCTATACGAAACCCTAGCTTCTTTAGATAAATTATTATTAATTCCCAGTTCAGCTGAGGCCGCCATAGCACCAGCACCTTTCTCTTGAAACACCTTAGTAAGTTGCTCTCTAACTCTAGCGTCTTTTACCTGCGACGTAATCTTTAATATATCCTTGTCTTGCTGTAGCTCGGTATTTATTAAAAACCTATTCTTAGCCTCGTCTATTTTTTTTTGCTTTTCTGCAGCTAGTTTTTTAGCTTCACTGTATTTAGTTATACCAGCGCTAACAATATCACCAATCTTACTAACACCTTGAGCCCATATCTCAGCTGATCTATCTACTATTATCTGTGGGTTTCTATAACTCATATTATATTCGTTTATTTTTTATACAGCACCTATTACAGAGGAAGCTATATTACCAACACCACTTAAAGCACCGCTCCAAGCCTGTGCTTTAGCTTGATTAGCTGAAGCCTCAGCAGCTTGCGCTTGTGATATTTGACCAGCTGCCCTATCAAGATCCATGTTGGTTCTATTTTCCTCAGCTTGAAACATGAATTGTTTACCAGCTGCATCAGTAGCTTGTAATCTTTGACCCTCCGAGATAGCTATGTTTTGCATTCTTTGCTGCTCTGACATCTTAGCATTCATTAAATTTTGCTCTCCTTGAGCTCTTAGCTTTTCGTTTTGTGCCTCTTGTTGTTCTATACTAGCGGCAACACCTTGCTTACTTTGCAAAGCTGCTTGAGCGAGCGCTGTAGCACCACCAGCACTTGCCCCGGTAGCTCTTAATGTATCTAGCGTATTTGCTAAAGATATATCGGCTTGTTCAATCTGAATCTCAGCAGCCTTAGTTGCAACACCTAAATTTTCAAATGGGTTAGATAATTGACTACTCAAGTCCGTAGCTAATCCACTAAGATCTTCAGTAGAAGCATATGGATTTGTTATTTGCTGTCTAGAGTTTTTAATAGACTCTAGTTCAGCTTCAGCCCTCTGCTTATCTCCTCTAGCTCTCCTAGCTGCTTTACCAGCAGCTCCACCTGCTATAGCTCCACCTGCTACACTTGCTGCCGCGCCTACACCTGCTGCTACCGCTATTGCCGTTGCTATTGCCATAATTTATATTTTTTTTACTAATTCTTTAGAAGACTTGCTGTCTACGTTCCAACCAAGCTCTTCGTGTATATTTATTAATGATTCATTTCTACCTATAGAGAACATGTACTTTACACCATTACTTCTACAAACTTCTTCAGCTGCATTTATTAAAAGCGCTATAGCTTGTTTTCTGTCAGCCTCTCTATAATCTGGATTAGATACAACCCATTCTAGTAAAGCTCCCTTAGAGTTAGTGTAATATATGAAACCTGCCACAATAGGCACGTCTTTTTCAACCATCAAACCTCCTTTACCATTATCAGGTAAAAAATCCCTAGGTGGATTCTGCCATTCAGGCCATTCATCCCACCAAGAACACAAGGTTTCCCAGTCGCTCTCTTTTAATTTTCTAATATTTAATTGCATTTAATTGTATTTAATAAGCAGATGTCACATACTCTGATGACACCGCAAATAATTCAAGTGGTAAACTTGTATTATCACTATCTGATTTTATTGTAACTGTTGAATAATAACCTTTAACACCTGTCATACTATTACCGTATACAATCTCACCTGATGTCACTGGGCTAGAGTTTATTAAGTTAGCATAATACTTACCTTCTTTCTTGTCAAATCCAGCGTGTATAGTTCCACCATACTCAGGATCTGTATAAGCACCATCGTCAAAACTTAATACTGGTTTTGCAGTATCGTTTAATTCAAAACTTCTAGCAGCATTGAAAGCAGAAACCTCCCAGCCATTAGAGCCTTCATAGTTTACGGTTTTAAATACTTTAGAAGTGCTAGGGCTTGGATTAAACACAAAGTCTACAGATGAGTCATACTGAGTTCCATATAAGTTGTTTCTAAGCGCAGTAGGTGAGTAATGTTGCCATAGTTTACCGTTCTTTACCGAGTAGTAGTTGCTACCTAGGCTAAATGCTTGCTCTGGATCATAATCAAAAAGACTAGTCCAACCAAGTACAGCTTCATCAAAAGACAATGTGTTGTAACTATCATCTTTTTGTAAGCTTAATACGTATTGCTTATTGTAAATATCCCAAGCTCCAATAGCTTTACCAGGTGTAGATATATCATCTAGAGTTGATAATTCATCTCTAAAATAATCAACCATACCATAATTAGATATTTCAGTTATACCGTCTCTTGACAATCTTAAAACAGCATTTCTATTTTTATCTGTAAAATATTTTCTATAACCGTATACAGCGAAGCTTTCTGGGTTTTTACTTATACCAAAGTTTCCTGCGTAAGGTACTATTTGACCTATAACTAAATTAGATGAAGTAACACTACCGCCTCCTTCAGCCGAGTATATTGCATCTTTATCTATCAATGCTCTACTAACTTTGTTTTCTTGAAACACAATTAAATTAGTATCTTCAGCGTATAGTCTCTGTATACTACCATTCGCTGGATCTACTGATTTAGTTATATCTTGACCAACACTAAACACATTAGTGTCATTTACACCGGTTCTAGAATTAAATATACCTGAGTATATCATTGAGTTGAATCTAGTAGATGACTTAGGCTCGTCTTCAACTAAGTAAGCTCTAACGCCATAAGATACATTTGTGTTATTGTAACCACCTCTAATTCTAGCTTCTTCAATATAATAACTATCGTCTTGATTAGTTGTGTTTGATGGCCTAACAGGAAAACTACCAACGGTACCACTGGGTACACCGGTAGAACCATTCCAAATAGGAAGGTTGCTGTTATTAACTGTCTTTTTTAAAATAAAAGAATTAAAGAATTTTACTTCTACTATAGCTGCCATTATTTTATTATTACTTATTTATTAAATAAATTACTAAAAATTTGATGCATCAAAATTAACACTAAAGAGTAATGTAGTACTTAAATTATTTGGACTACCACCATCTTCTAGTCTCAACTTAAAAGTTGCATCACCCACAGCAGTACCATCAGTGTTTATAACTGATATACCATCCGTTGTATCTATTTCAAAGTTACCAACACCAGACTGTGTACCTATTGAGAATATTAAGTTATCCGTTGATTTACCACCACTTATATTTGAACCGTTCAAACCTGTCGCTTTACCAGTAGGTGTACCGTTTGCTAGAGGTATATTTCTTACTCCTTCAAACACTAATATAGTGTCGGTTGCATCGTTAGTTATCGTAGGTGCTACGTTTGTTAATGGTTGGTTGGGTTTAGAAACGTTACTCGACGAGTCGCCACTGTTAACTGTAACTGAAAACACAAAATTAAAAATATTTTTAAGACTATTTGTGTCATAATAAAAATACTCACCAGCAGCTGTTTCTATTTTAAAAGAATTATTATCGGCGGGTGGTGTATTTCTAATTAAATTAAATTTAGAAGTAACATCTTCCCCAGCACTATTTGTCACAGTCATTGTAACATCGTGTATACTTGTAAATGAAACACCTAAAACATCTTGAAACTCAAAGTTACCTGTTATGTCTTCACCAGGCGACATAGCTTCTGTATGATCATAAACCCAGCCAGATATTTGAGAAGCTTGAGCACCTGCGCCAATAGCTTCATTTAAGTCTGACAACAAACCGGATGTAGATGTTTCCCAATATATATCTAATCTAGAGGTTGTTGGTTTTGTTTCTAATATAGTTAATGTATCAAACTTTTCATAAACACGGCCATTTGTATAATCGTTGTTTATTATACCAAACTGGTTATCAGGATCTTGAGATGTTATTATCTCCGCTATAAAAGGATTTGACTCAGATCTTAAAAAAGAATAGTAAGGATTGTTATTGTTCGTAATTGGAGGCGCTTGACCAGTGGCATCAAAATCTGCAACATCAAATAAGTCGAATAAGTCCTCTATAGTATTTGTTGTAAAAGATCTTCTACCTGGAAAATATTGTTTATTTTTTCTTGGATTAGTTCCCGGACCCCATATTATATCACCAACATCAACTCTACCGAAAAGTCTAACAGAACTTCTAAATTGTTTATCTTGAGGCCCAACCTCTGTTAAGTCTCTAGGTATTTTATTTATATTATCATTTATTAATGTTATAAATGAAGCGTTTTGATTTTCTGGATTTAAATCTGAAGAAGGAGCTATATAATATGGGTTTCCTTTCATCGCACCAGGAGCATATACATTATAGTACTCTTGTTCGTTTTGTTTTATAACTATCTTGTAAGAATACCAGCCTAATGGATTATATTCTGAGCTAGTTGGGTCGCTATTGTATAAACCAGGTATACCACTTACTTCATCTTTATCTATACCAACACCGCTAAGCACTGTATTGAATTGTGCTTTAATAGAGTTTCCAGGGAAATCTATAGAGTTATTAATTGAATTGTATGGTAAGTAGACAGTGTCAGCGCCAAAACCACCACTTAAATCACTTATATTGTTTGAAAGTATAACTGTAGATTGCCTACCAAACTTGTCAGCTAACACAACACCTACTTGATAATTTCTATTTTCTTTTACATTATGATTTGGGTATTCAACTCTAGATTTTGCCGAACCATCTATATTATCTAATAATTTATCGCTAACAGCTACTTGATAATCTATAAAATTAGGTGGAGTGTGCTTGTTTTGGAAATTACTATAAATAACCCTATTACTAGCTATTTCTTGACCTGAAGCTTTTACAGGTACTTTATCGTATACTCTAATAATCTCATCTCCAGGTAAAGTCTTGTAAGGTTTTTGTGAAACATAAGAATAAACGTAAGTATCTACATCGCCTGTAATACTAGACACTGGTATTGTTTCAACTACTTGAACAACATTAGAGTCAGACTCTTTGTATATAATATCTATGTCTGTTATTAAGTAGTTATTTTGCAGGTTATCTGAACTTGCAGGTAGTGGTATTTGTAAATCTATTTTATCTACTTTATTCTCCATGAATTCAACAACAGTACTTGATACCGCTTGTTGTTCATCTCCTTCTAAAAAATACCCGTCTTGTTTTGGTATAAAAGCAGCTTGAGTAAATGGAGCTATTATAGAGTACTCGCCATCGATAAATTTAAATCTATAACTAAATCTAACAAACTTATCTTCTAAGTATTGCGGATCACCAGAAAAATTAGCATTATAATATGGGTTTTGCTGTTGAAAGCTTAATTTAGTATTATCATCAAGTGTTTGAGCTGAGCTAACTTCCAGTGTTGCATTGTTTATATCATAACTTAAAACAGTTGTTCCTGCAGTCACTCCATCACCTGTAACAAAATTACCGACGCTGATAGCTCCTTTTCTGTTATCAATATTAAAAGTAGTTGAATTTGTCACTGCACCATTTACGAATGCAATTGCTTCAACAGGTAGAAATTCATTAGAAACATTATACATAGTGGTTTCATAAACTCCAGAACCCGGTGAGGTTTCTTTTATGATTTCAGGTGATTTATATGGATTATATTTAGCTACTGATATTTTATCTTCAGTATTATAATATGAAACACCATTACTATTGGCTATGCTTGTATTTATTTTTCTAGGTTGATTTCTATTATCCGTCCAGAATAATAAATTCTCTAGCAAGTTTACACCTATTATAGGTCTATTTGTAGAGAAATTTAGAAAAGCACCTTCTAACAACTTTATTCTTTCATTAGTAAGTGTATTGTATGCGTATATAAAGTTTTGTGCGGTTGTACTATATGTTGAAACATCTCCAGAGTAAGGATCAGTGTAGTTTGTAAAAAACAAATAAACAAAATTATTTGACTGATCTATAACATAACCTATACATTCAATATCAGAGACACCTGAATGAGAAGCGAAATCACCATTCACAGTGACAGCATTACCGAGTATGTTTTCCAGCGCACCAACATCATCACCTTGAGATCTACTGACCTGTATGTTTTTAGCATCTCTATACTCACCATTAGGTATAAGTCTAGAGTCCAAGTCTTTATTCATTTTAGACTTGATAAAAGCGTTTTTAACTTCAGCCATTTAATTTATGATTTTATCCATTTAGATTTACCTCTCATTACCTGAACTATTTCATCTGGTTTTATATTAGATAATCTTATTTTAGTATTTCTAAGCTTTGCTGACTTTTCTTTTTTAAGTCTTTGAACTATATATTCAGGCTGATTTATTCTTGTAGATATAATAGCATGTGATATATATGCATACATAGCTTCTTCTGCCATTTTAGGCACTCTAGTGTTTAAGCTAGAAGCTAAGCCATCGGATATATATTCTAACACTATTAACTTATCAACCAAATTTGATGAAAAAGAAAACTTACCTTCTCTTTCATTTATTGTAAACCAACCGTTTGAATTAGCGTACTGAGCGTTTAATCCGTATAAACCTCCATAACTAAAATCATAACCTTGAATAAATTCATTATTAGCAAGATCGATGTTTTCTGAGTCTATGTTTTTATAAAAATTAGTCTTCCACCTATCTTCAACTATAGAAGTACCTTCAATGTTATTACCAAAATTATCTTGTGTTGGTTGTCCTTTCTGATCTTGTACTGGTACCTCGTAAGGATTTGTAGTTAAAGTTGTTGGGTATATTTTGTGAGCAATACCTTGACTGTCATACCAAGACATACTAACATAGTTGACATAATCTTGAGGCATTATAACGCTTAAGCTATTTGGTATTGTTAATTCTTGAGAATTTATACTTTTCAATGTATCATAGCTAAACTCTTGCATAGCGCGCTTAGCGTGAAATATTATATCAGTTCTCTTAGCGCTAGGTATTAACTTTCCAGCTCCTACATAAGCTACAATGAAGTTATTTATTACATCATTCAACTTTATATAAGCATATGATCCATAGTTTTCTTCTACGGTATTACCATATGCGTCTCTATTTCCGTACTCACCTCCGTTTAATATTTTTAACTGAACAACAACACTAGTGTTTGCTGCTAAACTACCTGTGAAAGTAATTGTATTACCAACAACAGTGTAAGCGGATGTGTATTCTGTATATGTTGGAACACCTGCGTTTGCGGTATATAATTTAAAATTATTTAAAGCGTAGTTTGGTTGTAGCGGGTCGTAACTACCAAATGCTAAATCAGTGTCAAAAGTAGTTGTAAATGCTTGACCAGCACCGGCTGCAGATAAATACTTCTGAACTCCTGCGTAATATTGCTGATTATTTTCGGTTATTAAACCGCCGTTTGGTAGAGACATATTTTATTAACTTTTTTGATTTATTTCGTTTTGTTGAACTTCACTAGCAGCTGCTTGTACTATTTGAGGATCCCTAATAACTATACCAGCGTATAATAGTATTTTAAGTATAAGTCTAGTCTGTTCTGACTCTTGTAATTCAAAGTTTTGAGATCCAGTGGATGGAAATGGCCCTGTCGTGTTCGGTGGTTGAGTTCCTCCATCATTATACAGGTAAGCCCCTGTTAAATCACTTATCCAGTAACTCCATACTATATTTTTAGGTTTTCTTAAAAAGTCTACAGTTATATCACCAGCTTGATTTATGCTAGTTGGCCTAACGTATAGTTTTTTATTTTCGTACAAGTAAGTAGGAAAATCCTTTGTAGATGCAGTTAGTGGTGATTTTTGTATATTGTAAAATTCATTTCTAGCTAGTCTTTGTAGCTCTACTGGAAATCCAGTTATAGGGTTATATGTTACAGACCCTAATTTATAGAAAGAAACTTGACTAGTAGTAGGCTCTTGCCCATTGTATAACACTGTGTTTGAGTAAGTGTCAGTTGTAGGTAAACTCCAAGAAGAAGAAGGTGCATCGTATACACAGTTACCAAATGTTTTAAATGGAGATATTTTCTCGTCTATATTTAATTGTCTATCTGAGTAATCCAGATCTGCTTGTGGCACTCGTAATTGCTGATTTAAATCTTCGAAATATTGCTCGAATATATCAAGCTGTGATTGAGTTGCTATTCTATTATACTCTACAGGTGTCATATAACCACGCTGCTCTTTATTGAGTATTAACAAAACGGTTTGATATACAGTATTTACGTTTATTGCCATTATTTTATATTTAAATATATGGAGCGGTTTTACCCGCCCCTATATATTATTACCTGTTAATTAATCTTTTTATCTATAGATTTATATATTTCAACACCTTCGTCTGTTTTTAAGAAGTAGGCAAATGCTGAATAAGGATTTTCATCAAAAGGAACTTCCATTAACTTCCTGCCATTGCTAGCCCAAGTAAAATACCTTTGATCATCTGATAGTCTTATTATATTGCTTTCAGTTGCTTGTATTGCAAAGTTTCTTAATTGAACATTTTCATCATTAGCTAACTCTATGAATAAACCTGGATTCATCTTAGCAAATAGTAATAAATCTCTTCTTAGCTCCTTAGAACTCATCTTAGTTACTTTAGAACCTATTTCAACTCTCAATATAGCTTCAGCATGATCTATATCCATATCTTTCGCTGCGTTAAGTGCTTCAATTTGTAATTCTAATATATCTAATTCATCTTCAGCTATCTCAACTTGGTCAAGCTCTTTATATACTTTACTTTTCAATGGATGATATAAAGATAATATTTTTTGAAGATTTTGTTTTTCTTTTGGTACAAATAATGTTCCGTTTTTGAATATAATATGACCTAATGTTGCTTCGCCTTTTTGTTCATCTGTAAAAACTGATGATTGATTTGTAGCATATTTAATCTCTCTTTGCTCTCTTTTTTCTGCATCAAAATACAATAACGAGTGTTTCAATGTATGTTTGCTGGGTATTGTAAATGTTATAGGAGATTTTCCGTTTGTCAATATATAAGTTCTATCTTTTATTTCCCAACTAGGTTTTTTATCCTGTTGTTTTGTTGTTGTGGTTTTAACCACTGGTTTTTGAGGTGCGACCTCAATAGTTTCTGCTTTAGCTTTTCTTGTAGCCATAATATAATATAATTAAATAATTTATAAGGGTAATAATTACCCCCGTTAGTTCAACGAGGGTAAGAATTACATTTGTTTAGTGATTACACACCTTTGAATAATACAAAGTTGTTAGCACCTTGTACACATAAACATCTTTCAGATAAGAAGTTTACTTCCATAGCATCTAGATCAGATGTAGCAGCGCCACCGGCAGAACCAGTTACCCATTGCTTCATTCTTCTGTCATTTGCTTGAGAAGCTCTATATCTTACGTGTAAGAAAGGACGTCTAATGTTAGTACCTAATATTTGATCGTAAACTGTAGAAGTTCCAGCTGGTACTAATACACCTTCGATAGAAGATACTCCAGTTATAGCTCCACGAGTAGAAGCATCGTTTAGGTATTTCCAGTCAGTTTTGTAGAAGTCATAAGAACCTCTTCTGAATCCAGAGAAACCTAAGTTTAATGCCATCTCCTCAGAGTTTTCAAATAAACCATAAGCAGTTCCACCTTGTGCTCCAGCAGATAAATCAGCTAACATATCGTCAAAATCCAAAGAAGTTTGTCTTTGTAAGAATAACATGTTTTCTTCAATAGCTCCTTGAGTATCTAAGTTCTTAAGGATTTCATCAAACTGACCTAATCCGTTAGCAGCTGTAAACCCTACGTTTACATTACCTCTGTCTTCAACAGCAGCAAATAAACCTTGAGTACCTTTATAACCAGCAGCAGCAGCTCCTCCAGCACCTGCAACACTAGCTTTTTCACCTTCAACAACAGACATTTCTAAGTAGTCTTCAAAACGTAATCTTGTTTCAGATTCAGCTTTTAAGTACCATAAATACCCAGATGTTCCGTCTTCAGTAGCAACTTCTACCCAACCGATTTGAGCCATATCAGATCCGTTTACAACGTATTTATTTCTGATGATGATTGGTGAGTTAGAGAATTGTGTAAAAGAAGGATCAATAGATACATATCCGTCAGCAGCACCTGCAGTCACGGTAGAGTTAGGAGTAGTTGAACCTTTTCCATATTCAGATCCAAATACAAATATCTTAACACCTGTAGTAGCTAAAGAAGCTGTATTTACAGCAGTATAAGGAGCTACTGTCAAAGCACCTGTAGTTAAGTTAGAAGCAGTTACAACAGCTTTTAATTCAGCACCTGTAGCATCCATTGCTACAATAGTAGCTCCTGGAGACACAACGTTTGCAACGTAGTCTTTAGGGTCAGCTGGATTTAAAGCAACTGGAATTGTGATTGTATTTACTTGGTCGTTAGTACATGCTTCATAAGAAATATGTAATCTATTTTGCTCAGACCAAATTACTTGATCAGAACTCATTGGCATTTCAGCACCTACCATTCTTAAGAATCCAGATAAAGTTCTGTTTCCATAACGCTCTACTTCTTGTTCGTAGATCTCTGGTAAGTATTGTTGTGCAAAAGTATCAGTGTCGCCAGCGCCAGCGCCGTCGTTAAACTTTAGATAATTGCTATCTAAAATTTCTTGTTTTTGAGATGGTTTCAATGAACCAAATGTTGGAGTTAAAGCCATTTTTGTTTAATTTTTTAGTTAAATTTTCTAGTTTTTACTTTTAATTTTGTAGAGTCAGCACCAGAAATAGCTTTTACTTTTAAACCATTTATAAAAACATCACCACTGCTAGTTTTTCTAGGCTCAGTTGAAATGTTTTTTGATTTAACCATAACATCTTTAACAGCGTCGGCTTTGCCTTGCTCGTAAAAATGTTGTGCTATCGTATCAGCGTTTCTAGCAGCGTATAAAGCTTTGTGGTAACCTTTAGTATCTTTAACCTCTCCTTTGTCATTTAGGAACGTCCCAATGAAGTTAGAGATATCAGATTGTGCTTCTGCTACCTTTTGTGGATTTTTTACGCTGTACCTAAACTTATTTTCACCAATATTGAAATCAAAACCTTTGAAGTCATTAGTTAATAGTTCATTAGTACGTTTTAAAAATTCCGAGTGTTTTGCTTTACCAGCCTCCTGCTCTTCATTATATCGGTTAAAAAAGTCAGTAGCTTTTTGTTGGTCTTGAGTTACGCCTGGTCTCAACTTGATCTCATCGTAATATTTACTCTTTGTTTCCTCTAAAAAGTTTCTAGCTTTTGCAACTTCTTCTTTAAACGCAAGTTTCTTTTTGCGTATATCTTTCTGCTCATCAATATCTTCATCATATGAAAAATCTTCTAGCATCAGATCAATATCTTCACCTTCTAAATAAGGTTTAGTTTGTTTATAATATTCTCTTATTAATGTGTTATTATCTACAGTTGAGTAATCAGCATTTAATCTAACATAATCGTTTATATCTCCACCAGTCTCTTCCATAAAAGTAACTAGTTTTTCGATGTTTTCTGGTAGAGGTTTACCTAGCACTTTTTCATCTCTAACAGCTTCTTTATATTCTGCTACTGTTTCACTAACCTGCTCTTCCGTACTATCAATTAATTGTATAGGTGAATCTAATTCTTCTTCGGTGGCCCGTACTTCTTCAACCACTCCTTCGCTGTTGCTACTGTCTTCTTGTTCTTTGACAGCAACATTGCTATCATTTGTCTCTTGTGAGTGAATGGCATTATCTTCGTTTTTAATAATAACTTTTTTAACCTCCTGATCAGTATCTATTAAAGGCTCTTTCATGTTTACCTTTGTAACATTACTAGTAGGTGTACTTAGTTTTTTAGGTGTCTTTTTCTTTTTTAATTTAAATTCACCTTCTTGTTTTACTGTTTGTTCTGACATAATATAATAATATAAAATTAATAAAGTTTTTTTATCTAGGGTCGAATTGTTCTAATCCAAATCCGCCTAGTGAGTCAAAACCTGACGACTCAAAATTCTTAGGTAGTTCATCGTTCTGACGTTGCGCTATAAGCTCTGATTGTTGTGTAGCTTGTATTCTAGTTCTTTCGTCCTTACGATCTTCTATATCTTTTTCTTTTCCTTTTTCAGCCTCAGCTCTAGCTTTCGCTAATTGAATATTGTAGTTAAACTCCTCAGCCATAAGCTCTTTCTTGATTTGAGCTTCAGTCTGCATACGTTGCATTTCGAACTGGGATTTACCCTGTTCTATTTGAAGTGTTGTTTGAGCTAACGCTTGTTGTTTCTGAACCTCAGCCATAGCGGCTTTTTCAGCACCTTCGGCATTTGCTTGAGCTTGAGCTTGTATGTTTTGCATTTGAGCCTGCCTATCAGCCTCCATCTTTTGCTTACGTTTTATTTTAAGCATTTGATTTGCTAACTTAATATTGGATATCTGTCTTAAATCTATAACATCTTCAAGATCAATACCTCCAGATTGTAACGCTATTTGTATATTTCTCTCTAATATTTGCTTTTCTTCTTCATCAGGTTCTAGATCTAAAAATATACCGAACTCATGCATATTTAATTTTTCAATCTGCTCTAGTGTATTAACATTAAAGCTACTTATAGAATTCATTAAAGCGTTCTTAGTTAAAGGGAAGTTTAACATATCCGCCGCTCTTAGACTTATATTCTCACATATTCTAACAGTGATATACATTAATGATTGAAGTATATGCTTTGTTGCTGTATTTGATGCAGCTGCCGCTAGTTTCTGTAAACCAACTAAAGAATCTTTTGCTGGTTGACTACCATCTCTAGCTTCATTAAGCCCTGTCACATCTCTTATCATTTGTAAGTAGTACTGATAAGTTTGTATAAGTGCTTGTATTTTGCTCATACCTGACGATGTCTGTAATTCTTGTATTGGTACTTTAGCTCTGTTAGGATCACCATCTTGTGTTAATGATCTACCAACTATACTACCAGTTTGGAAATACATATTAAGCGCTTCTTGTGGATTATAATTTGTTCCGTTACCAAGATCAACCTCAGCTAATCCGTCAACATCTACAAAAACACCATCTGGTACCATACGTGCTAACACTTGTTGTATTTTTAAGTGAGTCAACTGTATCATATCAGCAAAACCTATAGTTTTACTTACTATACTTTCAACTCTACCTTTGTACATTCTAGGAGCAGATATAGTATAATTCATATTAACCCTAGTTTGATCACTAAAAGGTCTAGTCATATTCTCTGCTAGCTCCCACTTAAGCATCTTTTCGTAACCCAATATCTTAGCGCCACTATATAATACTTCTATAGATCTACTTACTTTATTGAAGTTGTCACTCTCAGGCGGATCAAATGTATCGTCCTTTTGTAAAGCTTTTTCAAGACCTTGATCTGTTTGCTTTATTTTAAATACTTGATTACTATATGTTTTGTATTCAAAGTATAAAACTTGAACATTATCGTTATTACTATCTTGACCGTTAAAATTCCTGGTTCTAGTTGAATCACCTGGATAACGCTGTATCTCTATAAGATCTTCATCTGTTAGGTTCGGAAATTGTTTTTTAACTTCTTCCAACGGTACACTTTTAACTTCTCCCACGTAGTATATATCCTCAAAGTTTGGATCTTCCGTATAAGAGTGTACTAAGTTAACTGGATCTACGTAACTAACAGTAACTCCATTAGCTAGATTAAAATCAGTTTTACTAGCACCTATACCTAACACAACTAAATCGTATGCTACTCTTTTCTTAACCTCTTCGTATTTGTTATAATCTAGTACATTATTTATAAGCTCTTCTTCAGCTATCTCTATAGCCTGCTTATATGTTAGTTGCATGTGTAATTCTAACTCTTCTTTACTTTTAGGTAATTGATCAGCTGGTATATTAGTTTTAGTTAAATCTACGCCGAATTTTTGTTTTGCGTCTTGTATTACGTCCTGTGAAAAAGCATCCTCAGCTAAATCAGTGGCATGTTGTGTTCTTTCTTTTACAGCAAACGGATCTGATGCAAATGATTTTATCTCATAACCCTTATCTGTCATACCGTTAACAACAATATCAACAAACTTAGATAACACCGCTACAGGTTTCCAGTCTAGGTTTAAGTAGCTTAAGTCACCGTTTATAGATAACTCATCTTTATATTTTTGCACAGACTGTTCTCCTCTTGCGTAGAGTCTTAACTTGTGAAAGTATTGCCAATTACCTGCAAATCTACCACCGACGTTTGTACCTCTATCGCCTTTGAACCATTCATTTTCAATGGCTCTACCTACAGCATAACCATATTCTAAGGTTTGCTTTTCTGCGTCTGGTACTACCTGACTAGGGAAAGAACTATTTGTGTTAGTATAAATCATTTATTTTATTATTTTTGAAATACTTCCGTTGTTGTCATATCGGTTAAAAGATAATTGCACTTTTCTCCTCTGTGTTCTATATACTGGTGAATACTTATTTTTATTGCAAGCCATAGCAGCAAGTCCAGAACTTATCGTAGCATCATGCTTTGTTCTATTGTTTATATTAAATCTTGCCCAGTCTTCTAATGTTCTTTGAAAATACATTTGACCGTAGCCTTCACCTGTGTAGCCAACGTGATCTTCTATGTATGTTTCAATAGAAGCCGCATGAGCTTGTTTTATATCCTCGCTAGAGTTTGGTATTCCACCAATTTCCTTTTCAGTTACAGATAACTTATTGTATGCTTTATCAGGTCTATTTATAGAGAAGTTTCTATAACCTCTTCTTTTTAAATAGTACAGTAATCTTGGTTTGTTGTTCTCTGCTAGTATTGGCATTCCATAAAAATGCAAAGCCATAAGCACGTCTTCAAAAAATATCTCAGCTGTCTGAGGTCTAGCTATGTATTCTAAGAAAAACATATTAGACGGAGCATTATCCATATTAAATTTAGTTAAACCGTGCAGAGATCCGTTAGAACCTCTCTTGTCAACCGTACCTGATATATCATAGCTATCACATCCAAAAGCACCTATATGCTCGCTACCTGGATATTTAAGGCCATTTTTAACAATAACATTGTTTTGTAAGTTCATAGACGGAATCCACGATACATAAAACCTACCATTGTTATTTGGTTTAAATTCAACCACTGTATCTTTTACATCACCTCTCCATTGAAAACTACCTCTTGTGACTAAACTTTTATTTCTAACTTCTTCATTGTAATCTATCTGCTCGTATATCTTAGTTAGATTATATAAAGATAATTTTGCTTCATCTCTAAATGCATGCTTTTCTGTTCTTGGAAACTGACGGTAGTATTCGTTTAATCCATCTTGATCACTCTTTAAACCATCAACTTCGTTCTCCCAATGCTCTATTACTCCTGTTGTAATTATGTCACCTGCTGGATCTACTGCTTTATCTTTTGGCGTATCGAATACAGGTAAGCCATAAGCGTCGATGAATCCTTCGTAATTCCATTCCATAGGTATGAACAAACTATATAATCCTGAGCTAGTCTGTCCGTTGCGGTTTCTCTCCCTGACGTCTGAAGCATAATATAATTTTTTAAAATTAGCACCACCTTTATCTAAAGCGTTTGAGGTACTACCCATCATACATTTACCAACTATCTTTTTACCTAATCGTAAACAAGTTTTTGTAACTCTCCAGTTATTTAGTATGTTGTCAGGTCTTTCCCACTTACCACTTTCATCGTGTACTAGTATCTTTAGTTTCTCACCATCGTACGAGTTGTCCCCGGTGTTCTTCCAGTCGATCGTTGTGTCGAGCCCCTGTTTATCCTCTGACGCGATACCCTCGTCGAGTTTCTTACGGGTAAGTTTCGAGGCTGGGACCCTATAAGCGAGTTCTGTCTTCGGCCTGTCCATACCGTCCTGGATCGGCTTGAAGAAGAAGGGATAATTAACCGAGATGGGGACGACCTTATCAGTAAACATCTTTTTAGCGTCTTGTCCTGACTTTGATAAAATGCCAAATCTTGAATCTGTGGATATTGTAGCAAGGTTAACTGTCTCGCTTGATGCCATGAAAGAGAAACCTGATCGCCTGTTCTTAAGATAACACATTCCGTAACACCGTACATCCGCTTTACAAGCTTCCCAGAAGATAAAGAATAATCTGTTTGATTCTCTATAGTCT